ATATTCATCTTAATTACATCATTCTTATCATTTATATTCATCGATTCTCCTATTGATATTAAGTCATTGTTGACTATTGGAAATTTAGCGGAAATAGTAATATCAATGCAAGATAAATCTTACGGATACAGTAAGTCCTCCTCATAAAGATAATTACTATATTAGTGCGAACTAACTAATTTGATGAACTAAATTAGTCTTATTTTGATTTTGTGATATACGTACTTTTATTTGCAATTGGGATGCTATCTGGCTGGGTAATCAGCCTAATATCATTTAAAGCTGGGGCCAAAGCCTCTGTTGAAGCTGTAACTGTTTTGACGGTAACTCCCCCAGAATTTGATGAAACAGAAATGGACGCTGAAGAAGGTGCCTATAACTGGGATTCTTACGACGAACATATGGCATATCTAGAGAACTTTGGGCTACAAGGCCAAGAGGAAGAACAAGAAGAGCCGAAGGATGAAGATTTTGAAGAACTCCCCAACTAGCCCCACCCGATTAGATAAGATTATAATATGGTTTATGCTGAAAGTAAATCGAGTTCGCCAGATCGTAGAATTGGGAATATCGGAAGCGTATGATCTCGGATTTGAACGTGGAATGGAAGAAATGGCAAAGACCACTGGCGGTAAAAAATATCAAAAGAAAGTTCAAAAGGTTTTGAAGCAGAAGTACAAGAAGCTTCCTAATTGACCAAAGAGGATTGGATTATTCTATTAATGGCAACCATCCTTGGGATGTCGCAAGGCCCCATAGACGCCTCTTACAACCAAGATACTACTATATACTATAAACACCAATACTACGAATGCCCTACTTACTGTAGCATTGAACACTATCACTTTAAGGAACCCAATGACAGCACTTCAGAAGCAAAACTTACAAAGAGATAAAATAAAAGCTCGTAAGAAAGCTAATCTAGAAGAATATAATCTTAAGCGTGAAGCAAGAAAGAAATTAAGAAAGAAGAAAGCTACAATTCAACGTGGGAAATTAGATAAAAATCTGTACGATTCAGCACCGGTTTCAACTCCTCTGGTAAAAGTAAGCCAATCTTCCAGCGTATCAACACCTCAGAATAACAATTATAGCGATCAAGTAAAAGCTAAGAGAAATAAGATGCTGAGTATCTCTGAGCAGAAATATAATGATACCAAAGGACGTTACAATCAGTGGCTTGATGCGGGTAAAAAACGTAGTGCTGAGAAACGTAAAGAGAATAAGAAAAGAATGCAATCGGGCCCAGTTTATAAGACCCGTTATTAATCGATTAACAGTGACTGTAACATTTTGTTAACTACTAGGAAAATATAGAACTTATGGCTTGGAAAAAAGGAGAGACCGGGAATCCTAACGGACGGCCACGGAAATCTAGACTTGGAAGACCTAAAAAGGGTGAAGGAATCGTTGAAAGGTTCCGGGAAAATCCTTTAGCTGACCGGGTTATTAACAAGATATTTAAGATTGCCGGGACTTTATCTACAGCTGACGAACATAAAGATGCAATGGCTTGTGCCAAAATTATTGCTGATAAGCTAATCCCAACCCTCAAAGCAACGGACTTAAAGGTAGATGCTACCGAGGATTCTGGATTCATTTTAATGCCAGAACAGAAGCCAGCTCCCAAACAGAAATTAAAGATTACAAAGACTGGAACAGACAGTCCGAGGGATTAAGAGTCCCTTGGGTCTTCCTCGACAAAAGTAGTAAAGAATTTAATAATAGACCAAAAGATGGCGTTTATGGACCAAAAAGAAGCAATGACAGTAATTAGATGGATTAACTTAGTAGCTGGTTTAATCACCTTCTACAACTACGCTCATACGGGTAGCATCTTTCTTCTGGCATTGGGATCTTTAAATATGGCTGTATTCGTCTTCAATCGGTAGCTCTTTGAAATAGATGGACAATGTCATTTGGAAGCCACATCCCGGACCTCAGACGCTTGCATTATCAACTGGTGATGTATACGAAACACTGTTTGGTGGCAGTCGTGGTGGTGGCAAGACTGATACTGCTCTGGTCTGGTTACTGCGTGCTACTACTAACCCTCGCTTTCGTGGGCTGGTTATTAGACGTACGGCAGATGATCTCTCGGACTGGGTATCAAGAGCCAAACGGCTGTATGCTTCCGCCAATGCAACGGTATCTGGCAAACCAGCAGTCATCAAGTTCCCCAACGGTGCAGAGATAAGATGCGGTCACCTACGAGATACTGACAGTTACGAGAAGTACCAAGGCCACGAGTACCAACGGATGGTGATAGAAGAGTTAGGTCAGATCCCCAATGAGGAGTCATACCTTAAACTGCTATCGAGCTGTAGGTCCACGGTGAAGGGGCTTGAACCCCAAGTGTTCTGTACGGCAAACCCCGGTGGTAAGGGGCACGCTTGGATTAAGATGAGGTGGAGGATAGGTGAGTTAGAGCCTAACAAGGCCTTCCCGGACCCCATCAGTAAGCGGTATAGGATGTACATACCGGCCAGAGTGTTTGATAACCCAACACTGCTGAAGATGGATCCAGACTACATACACTATCTGGAGTCATTGCCAGAGCCACTACGGTCTGCTTGGTTACACGGTGACTGGGATGTGTTTGCTGGATTGTACTTCACGGAGTATCACCCAGACATCCATATCATCAGTGAGGACAAGGCCCGTGAGCTAGGGTATGGCCACGCTGTGAACAACCGATATACGGGTATTGACTGGGGCTATGCTAATCCATTCTGCTGTTTGTGGAATGAGGTGACCCCCGGTGGTACGGTGTTCTTCTACCGTGAGCTATACGGGACGGAGAGGCATCCGATGGAGTGGGGTGAGTTAATCGCTAACCATTCCCGGAACGAGGGTATAACGATGCACCTCGGTGATCCCAGTATGTGGATACGTAACCCGATGAGCTGGCGTAACCCATCAGCACAGATGCACAGTGACAAGTCTATAGCGGACAGTCTAATGGGAAGTGGTGTAACCGGTTTAGTGCCGGCCAACAATAGTAGGGTGAGCGGATGGCAGAATATGGCCCAGTTGATGCACTTCTCGGAGAAGCAACGACCAAGGCTATACATCATACGAGGTACGTGTCCCAACCTAGAGCGGACCATACCAATGATGCTACGGGATGAGAAGAACCCGGAGGATATCGACACAACACTTGAGGACCACGCACTAGATAGTGCCAGATACTCGTTGACACATATACAGAGTCCGATCTACGAAAAGAAGAAACTGAGCGAACAAGAATTAGAAATACAACGCCTAATAGGTGGTGTGGTGGATGATGGGTTTAACTGGGAGTTTGAGTGATAATTATAGCCCAGCCCAAGAGTGGCAGTAGTGCTCTTGTAGAAACGCTTTTTGATATAACCGGATTTCCTAAATATAAAGGGTATCCAAGCTCTGGGTGGGATGAATCTAGAAGAGTTTTACCGGTATTTGCAAATCCAAATAAAGGGTTAGATGCAACCGGGAATATTAACTTAGGGGAATTGAGCGAGATAGCAGAAGGCCCCTATTGTCAGAAGCTTCACCTATTTCCATCAAGAAGGCATTATAATTTTTTTAAAGAAACAAAGGCAGTGATTCTTCTTAGGGATCCTAAAGAAACAATGGACTCTTATAAAAGGTTCTGCAATTATGACAACAAACCGGTCAGTAGTACCTCCGATTGGGTGAAGATGGGTTATAATGATGTTTTTTATAACTATATCCGCTTGTTTAATTCTATTTGGGAAAATCTTAAAGGGGATAATATCGTCCAAATAAATTATAAGGATTTAGCATTAGATCCAACTACACAAGTGAATCGGGTTTTGGCTCACTACAATATAGCGGAGAAAGACACTGTTGAGCTTAAAAAGGTCAGATTTTCCGGAAAGGGTCCTTATACTCGGTGATGGTCCATCTTATAAAGAGAATAAGCGTCATTGGAGATTATTTAACGGGGATTTGGCCTCGATCCACTACTACCGTGATGACCCGGATATTGTTATTACCGCAGATCCACGTAAGTATGGGGACAAAGAATCAAAGGCAATCGATAAATGCCGGTTAGTAATAGGAATGTCAAACTGGTTTACATCAGTACGAAAAGAGAGGTATATCCCTCACAAGGATTGGGATGTGATAGAGTGGGGTTGGTGTACTGAGGCGAGATGGACATCTGGAGTATTCGCCATTGAATGGGCGGTTAAAGAGGGATACAAGGAAATTTATACCGTGGGAATAGACCTAACAACCGGGAACGGTTATAATCGGAATTTAGAGGACCCACAGACAAATCAAAAGATGAAAATATTTTTAAAAGAATTAGGCACACAAACAGATATCTATAAACTTTCAGAAGATAGTGAGTTGCCATACGAAGTAAGGGATCCATTTAATGCACGATAATTACGATAAAGTAATAGACGGTAGACCTTTGAGTGAGCAGTCTGGTTATTCGCCATCAGCGGATGATCAAGCTTGCCTACAGTCTCTAGACTCAATGTTTGAGGCCTCAAAGAAGGCTAGACAACATAAGATATCACGATGGAGACGGAATGAAGAGTTATATAACGGTGACTTCTTCGCCCCGTTTAAGCTACCAAAGTATAAATCCAGAATAGTAGCTAATACAGTTCACTCAACAGTGGAGACTATATATTCTATTCTTACGGACCGGTTGCCTCGTGTGGATGTTATGCCTAGACGGGAAAATCAAGTAGATTCCGCTAGGGTATCCCAAGAAACCATTGAGAGCGAGATGGATAAGCATAAGGCTTGGAGATCCATCAACCTTATGAAGCGTGACGGTATTATCTACGGCAATGGTTATTTAAAGACCATTTACAACGGAGAGCATACCGAGTATGTAGTGCCAGATGTCTACACGGTATTCTTTGATCCACTGGCTACTTCAGTACAAGATGCTAAGTGCGTAATCTTTGCGACCCCTACGTATTTAGACGATATAAAGAAGAATTTTGAAAATGGGAAGCACGTTAAGGCTGAAGGAAGTCTCGACGAATACCGGTCATTTATAAAGAAAGACGGTAAGTCTGAGAAGTTTGATACTGGAATTGATCATCAGTCACCCAGTGAAAATAAAGCCGAGGCTGGCCAAGATTATGCTGGTGGCCAAGCTTTAGTTAAAGAGGCTTGGTACTGGGAGAATGGAGAGTTAATACTAGCAACGTGGGTCGGTAAGGTCCTTTTACAAAAAGAGGTAGCTCCGTACAAGCAGTTACCCATTGTGACTTTCCAGAATTATCAAGATGCTCACACCATATACGGTAAGGGTGAGCCAGAAATTATAGAATCTTTAGCGGTAGGAACAGCAATCCTCTTATCACAAGGAATTGACAACATCATTTATCACGGCAACCCAGCAATGGTAATGTCTAAGTCCCTCGCTAAAATGCCCGGTAACCGTCCCAGCGACAAGCCGGGCAAAGTTTATTATGTAAATGGTCCTCACGAAAAGATTGATCGTTTACCGGCTGGGAACATATCTAGCTCAACGCTACCAATGGCACAAACTTTAGCACAAATGTCTGATACGGTAAGTGGTGTACACGATATAACTCAAGGGCGAAATCCATCCGGATTAACATCTGGTACAGCTATATCTCAATTACAAGAGGCATCACAAACTATCATACGGACCAAAGAACGTGAAGTGGGGATGGATGCTATTGTGGATATTTATAAGCAAACCTTAGAGATATTGCAATACAACTACGAAAGGCCTATTGAAGTGCGAGCTTTCTCAGAGAGTGGTGCTGGTTATGATTTTAAAGAAATAAATCCGTATGAGATGGATAGTGATATGGATTTTAGATACATCCCCGGCAGTGCAATGCCAGAGTCTCGTGCATCACGAATGGACCAAGCTTTCAATTTATTGCAAGCTGGTTTACTAGATCCAGAGAAGTTCTGGAGATGGACACAAAAAGATATATCTAAAGAAATCTTAAATGAATTACTAGAACAAAAACAAATGCAAAACGAAGGAATGGCAAGAGATATACAGACGATTAATGAGTCTGATAATCCAGATGAAATAATGAACGCCAAATTAAGATTGCGAGAGGGTATGGGTTTTGGTGGACAACCAGAAGAGTAGCCTAGGTAAAAACGGCATCATCACCTTAAGAGGGTGGTGCGAAAATAACGGGTACGATGGTGTCTCAAAAGAGTGCCTGGTATCTGCATCACAATCACCAGATCCTAAATTACGGGAAATGGTGAAAAAAGAAAGATTAAAAGGAATCATCCACAATGAAGAAAAAAGATAGACTTAAGGGAATCGCCAAACAACGCTTTCAATCCTCAGTTGAAGGAGGCGGAGAGCGTATGGGTTACAGTAATACATATTCTAAGTATGGTGATTATAATCCCTCAGATATCCACGAGGGCACGGCAACCTACAGAGGAAGCACCCTTCCAGATAGCTCTATAACAAACAGAAATATGTTTGCCAGATACGTTAGGCGTGGTGGTGGTGGGTCTAATCGCAAGGGGTTTATTTTAGACGGTAAGCTATATAAATTCACGGGTAGTGCTTCAAGTGATGCCCACTCATCGGTTGAAATATAGGCCGTGATAGAGAGAGAAAAAAAATTACGAAAAATTGCCGAACACAAACAATCGTCTGGCAGTGATGCAAATTTATATTCAAAATATGGTGACTATAATCCGTCAGATGTGCACGAAGGTACGGCATCATATGGAGGAAATACATATGCGGATTCGCCTATGACAAATAAAACTCAATATTCTTCTGCTGTTAAGCGTGGTCACCAGAAGGATGCATTTATTTTTCAGAAACAATTATATCAAATTAATAATACTAGTGGCACTAGTTATTCAGAAGTACAAGTTTAATTAACAGACCAACCCGAAAGGAGCGTCTAAATGCCAAATCCATACAATAATGTGGAGATTACCCCGGAAGAGATTACATCTCTTAACGAGGAACCTCAAGAAGAGGTGGGAACACCTAAAGAGGAAGAGACCACAGCGTCTCAAAACGAAGCAACGACTGAAGAGCCCTCGCAAGAGGTAAGTGATACAGAAGTTGAAGATAGTTTTAATGGCCTAGAGATTGATGGCGAAAGGTTTGACCTTGATACTATTAATCAGTGGCGTGAAGACTCCAGCAATAAACAAAGCTGGCAGAAATCTAATACGTCTAAGTCGCAAGAATTATCTAAGTGGAATAAGCTAGTTGAGAAGATCAACACCGATGAAGAGTTTTCTGACTATATGAAAGATTATTTTTATGATAATCCGGAAGAAGTTAAGAAGCTTGGTCTTGACGGTTCGATAGAAGTCGATGACATTCCAACGGATTTAGATCCAGAGGATAATGTTGTTGAGAGTGACTCTCGAATGGATGAGATCCAAGAAAGACTTGATGGATTTGAGGTTGATAAGATGGTTGCGGAGCTGGATCACGAACTCACCGAGTTAGTAGAAAAGAATTCCGAATACTTTCAAAATGAAACTGATGAACTGGATTTCCTTGCCTATGTTGATGACAATAAGGTTGGGGATCTAGAGGTTGGATTTCGTTTATGGAGTTTTGACCAGATGCAAGATCAACTGGACCACTATAAAAAGTTAGATAACAACAAATCTCGTAATGCTGGGAAGGTTATATCTAGAGAGCAAAAAGGTGCGATGGATGAGAAATCAGATACTCCGCTTAAGGGCTGGAAAGATGTAAGTATTAATAACCCAGAGATTGCGAAATACTTTGAATAAATGGAGGAGCTATGTCTCTTAATTACAACTCTCTCTCGAGCTTGACTCGGGATAAATTTATTCCAGTTCTTGTTGATAATATTTTTAATTCTAACGTCCTTGCTTTCAAACTTCTTAAGAATGCTGATAAGTTAGACGGTGGTGTAAAAATTATCACTCCATTGGAATATTCACAACTAAGCGAAGGCTTTGGTGGTGCAACCGGTGACGGCTATATGGGTTTCTATAATGCCAGTTCAGACCAGTTAGTACCAAAGTCTTATGACCCTTTCACATCTGCTGAATGGAACTGGAAACAAGCCTTTAGTGGTTTATACATTACTTCTGATGAGGAAATGAAAAACCAAGGTGACAGCCAAGTCCTTTCATTGATAAAATCCAAGCTTAAGAATGCAGAACGTTCATTGAAAGATCTCTTTGGATCTAAAATGTTCTCAACCGCATCCGTAGGTGCTAATGACATAACATCAATTGCGTATGCAGATGATTCTACTGGTAATGAGTCCGATAACCATATTGTGGCTATAGATCGTTCTTTAGGTGGAGTTGATTCAACAACATACACTTGGTGGGATGCTCAAATGCTTGGATTTTCTGGTGATGAAACTACCGGTGGTTCTTCCCCAACTTGGGATGAACATACCACAACCAACAATGGTGTGGCTAATATCGTTAAGGATATGACTCGAATGTATGGGTCTTGTTCTATCGATAATGATCAAGTTGATTTGATCGTAACAACCCAAGTTTTGTTTGATGCTTATGAATCTTCATTACAAGCCTCAAAGCGTTTTGCTGGTGATTCTACTTTAGCTGACGCTGGATTTCAAACATTGCGATTTAAGGGTGCTACAATTGTGGTTGATTCACATTGTCCAGATGGGCATATGTACTTTTTGAACACCAATTACTTGGATTTCAAAGTTCACGCTAAACGAGACTTCTCTTTTGAAGGTTTCCGTAGACGTGAAGAGTACGATGGTCAGATCGCACGGTTGTTCTGGATGGGAAATCTTGTATGCACTAATGCTCGTATGCAAGGTGTTCTAAAAGGTGGAGCGTCCGCCTACTAGACTGTAGTTAGTAATATAGAAAAGGGGGGCCTTTGAGTGTCCCCCTATTTCTAATAAAGGAAAAATATGACTGGTGCAAATTTTCTCAATAGATTGTCTGAGCGTATAGAAGACCCATCAACAACGGGAAGTGATGGAAATAATTATACTCGCCAGCAACTAATCGACATTTCCAATATATCCCAAGAAACGCTAATAAATTTAATCGATTACAGCTACCTTTCTTCTTTAGAGGAGATCGACCCCGGTATCACTGTTTTGAATGGGGTTTGTGCTTTTAGTGCCAGCCCCGGGATAAAGTCTAATAAAAGAATACTTAAATATAAAGTAGACGGTGGTAAGTGGTGTCAAGAAATCCCTTTAAGTGCAGTTAATAATTTAGATAACTCGTATACGGCAGGGACCTCGGAATACCCTTTTGTCTGGTTCTTTGATGAGACGGCACATTTCTCCCCAACAACAATAACATCTGTCGATATTTATTATATAAAGGACCCTAGTGTAGTCACAGACTCCTCGACAGTTATAGCCTTTCAAGACGAGCTTATAGATCCACTACTTTCTCTAGCTGAAGCTGAATTTTGGAAACAAGACAATAACGCTGGTCGATCTGAATTGGCTATGAAGCGTGCTAGTGATCAAATAAATATTTTAAACCAAAGAGTTAAATGATTGAAATCCCTCTTAGCGTAGGCCTTATCACCCAAGCTGACCCGGAAGAGGTCGGAATAAATGGCTGTACTCAACTTATCAATGCAGAGTTTGATAAAATGGGCCGTATATATAAACGCCCCGGAAGAGGAGCCTCTATTACATCAGCGGAAAGTATAAAACATATTTTTAAGTGGATGAATAGTTGGTCTGGATTTACGGGTGGCGAGGTATGGATTGTTGCCACTACGGACGGTAAATTAATGTATACTGAAGATTTACAGACTTATACTGAGATAGAAGACTTAGGATCGGATTGCGTTGATATACGTCCATTTAACCACGGCTCATTTCTAAGGTGTGCCGGTGGCCTCACAGACCAACCCTTAATAGTACAAGCTATAGATAGAAGTTTCTTTTATATTGATGAGACTACTTCTTTGTTTGCTTATGACGATCTTCACGTTGGACCTCCTCCTACATATCCCGGAACATTTACCGTTGATAGCTCTGATGCAACTAAAACCTTGTTGAATGAAGGTGGCGGTGGAAGGCTCCCTTTCTCTGAAGATGCCAAGTCTTGTTTTTATAAGTTCACTGCTGTATTTGATGGCAATCAAGAACTCCCATTTAAGGATGAATACAAAGCATTCGCAATAGCGGTTCAAGACCCAGTAGCCTCTAATTCAAATGTACAAATTAGATTAAAGTTTGATGAACGAGATTGGGACCCACGCATAACCTCAATTAATATGTATCGAGCAATAACCGATGCAGAGGTTCCAGATGATGCCTTATACCAAAAGATTAATACATTTGAAACTACCCAATCAACTGCAACTGACTGGATAAATGGAATCGGTGAAACTGGTAAACAAGTATTTAGTGGTGGGGATGCAATAGATGGAGATGCAACAACCTCTCATAAATTATATTGGGACACAACTGAAGCCACGTTAATAGCTACGACTGCAACATTGGGTAGTGGTAGCAAGCATACAATTTCAGAGGTTCATCCAAACCATCTTTATATTGCAGATGACTTTGATGGCTCCAATGATTATTGGGGGACCACAAAATACTGGCATATAAGAGACGAAGAAGAACTTGTTGTCAATGGAGACTTTGAATCTGATATAACTGGATGGGATACTGGTGTTGGAGCATATGCTCAATCTAGCACTGAGGCTAAGTCTGGTTCGAGTTCGTGCAAAATCACCCAAATGACTACTAGTTCATATATACAGAGTACCGCTGAGATAGTAGCCGAGGTTGATAAGGAATATATAGTTTCAGCGTGGGCTGATTATAACAAAGTTTCTGGTAGTGCTAGTTATTTACAAATAAGACTTTCTGTATATATGGGTGGGGGATATACTGTGCTTAATACTGTGCAAGTTAATTCCACTGACTCATTCGAACAAATAAATGGAAAGTTTACAGCAACTGGTAATTTTAAAATTAAACTTGCAGTCCACTATATAAGCTCTGGCGGTGTCCATATAAATTCTGTTGTTTATTTAGATGCCATACAATGTAATAAAATAATTCAGTCCGGAAGTGCGGTATATACTGGTGACAATGTATTTGCTTTAGAGAGTTCTGGTGTTGACGTAGGTGCTGGTGTAGACAAGGTTGCAAAAGTTGGAGCTAGCGACCATATTGTTTTAGATAATATTACTGATGTATTTAAGGTTGCTGGGACTCCATTTGAAGACCCAGAGGCATCAATCTCAATCACATCTGCTGGTGACCAGTGGAGTGAAAACGAATATGATTCCCGTATAATTTATTTAGATACCTATGACACGGGCCAACCTAGTGGGGTATATCATCCATTAGCTAGTGTTAGTTCAACTGAGGTTAATTATAAGTATTCTGTAACTACAGATGGTAGAAATTTTGTGGCTGGAATTAAACTTGATCCGAACGGAGCCCAACCCGAAGAACACGACAACTGGATTATATTCTCAGAATTAAATCAATACGATATTCTCCCAATCTCAAACTATATCCAGCTAAGAGATTTACAAGGTGGAGCGATTACTGGCCTTGCATCACTTATGGGTGACTTGGTGGTATTTATGGAGCGTGGCATCTATAGATTGTCCGTTCCATCATCAGACCCAACTGCTTGGTCGCTAAGTGAATCAGAAGAAAATATTGGGTGTGTGTCTGCTGATTCAATTGTAAACTGGGGGGCTGGAGTATTCTTTGCTGGGAAGGATCATATTTATTATTTAGACGCAAACTTTAATGCTACCCCAGTAACCCAATCTATTAAAGCTGACTATCAATCCAACTGGACCTCGGATGTTACACTATATCTTGAGACTAAGAAGAATAGATTAGTTTGTAATTTTAATAGTGGGTCATCCTATACCTATTTCCTTGATCTAAATTCTTTTCCCAAAGAAGTGTGGACACAATTAAATACGGGGAGTATAGAGAGTTGGGGTGACTACGATATAGTTTTTGAGGATGAAGACTTAAATGCGTATTCATACAACAGTGCTGATAAAAAAATTAGACCCCACGATGACGCTTCAGTAGAAGATGTAGGCTTTACACGAGCCACTGGGTGGATTAACGGTAGCGACCTTGGTAAAAGCGTATTAATAAGGCGATTAAATTTTAGATACAACTCCGAGTGCGAGATAAAAGTTGCAATTTATACTGATGGAGACACCTCAACCAAGAGAACTTGGAAAAATGGATCAACAATCCAAACCCTCCCCGTAAACACGAGTGGTGATAAATACATTGAGCTTATTCCGGGGATCCGCTGTAAGTATTTTATGATTAAAATTTATACCTTTGACGTGCCCGATGCTATGGAAATAAATAAAATCGAGGTAGGCTTTGAGTAAGATCGGGGTTAAGCCAAACGATAGGGTGGTAGGCAAAGGTATTATTAGGCTTCAAAAACTTATTGATGACCTAAGAAGAGATTTAGATAACGCTTTAAACAGAATTAAGAAATTGGAGTCCTAAATGGAGATGAGCTGGGATAGACTGGCAGATAGATGCCAATTATTTGTATCTACTCACAAGGGTATGTTGATTGAACTCTTAAAGGAGGCAGAAGAAGAACTGGCGAGGGAGTGCAAGTTGTTTGAAATGACAAAAACTTATTCAACTCCTTTTGATTCTGCATCGGACTATTGTCTTTTACCAGAGGACTTTAATTCAGTTCAACATATTTATTATAATGGGAATCAACTTCAGCCAATAGATGAGTCATCTCTTAATTTAGATGAAAATAACGATTCAAGAAGTGGGACTCCATCTTATTATTATATTAAGCGAAGTCAATATGGTTCTCGGATTATGTTTGATAGGTATCCAACAACTGGAACTATCCGACTTGAGTATATCTCACTTATTCTTTCTACATCTACATCAAAAACATTTATTAATACAGTTCCGGGAACAAACCAAGTTGTGATACCAACCCGTTTAAATGCTGAATTGGATGGACTGGATGGAGTTTGGATAGACCCATCTGCTATTGCCCTTTTTACTGATTTGACATATGTCGAGACTATCGGTTTAGGGGCAAAATATAGTAATACACTTGGGGGGACTATAACTGCCGGTGCATTGGTTGAAGTATATAACTATCGTTCTATCGCCCCAATAATACCATCTCAATATCACAAGGATTTATGCGATTATGCCATTGCAATAGCAAGTGCCCAAGTCAACCCAGATCTTCATAATAAGCACCTATCGATATGGATGAATAATATTGAAAAGGTTAAGAATGAAGATGCGGATAAAGAATTAATATTTACAATGAGGAGTGAAGTATAATGTGGTGGATCCCGGCAGTTGCCCAAGGTATTGGGGCCGTTATGAATTCAAGGAGCCAGCGTAACCAAGCTAGTTCCTTAAATCAATTAAAGAAGCTCACCCCAGAGGAATTGAAATATCAAGAGCGGTTACAAAGTAGAGCGGAAAAAGGTGACCCTAATCTTGGAAAGATGCAAAATAGAATTATTGGCAATGTACGGCAACAAGGTCAGCTTAATCAACAACGAGCTACGGGCCAATCAATTCAGCAAGGACTAGAGAATTCTATTGTAGCACAAGAATTAAGAAGACGTACTGATACTGACACAATGCGTCAAATAGCGGAAGAATCCCGTAGGTTGGCGGAACACAATACTCGATACAAAGAAAATGCCCAAGACAAGCTAGATGGGTACAATATGCAACGTAGCCAATATTTAAGAGATATCTCAATGCAACAGTCTCAAATGAGATCTCAAGCTGACCAGAGTTTAATTGGTGGTCTGGTTGGGGCGGTTGGAACTGGGGCCAGTGCGTGGGATAACCAGTGGACTGAGGTTGAATCTGGGTCTGTGATGTGGAACAAGCGAACTGGAAAATATGAGGTAGCCGACTAATGCCAGAATTTGATTCATTAAAAGAAGCTCAAGATTATTTAAAAAAGAAAAAAGCAACGAAGCTCGCTGAAAAAGAGATAGCAGAAAAGCCTTATACTGTTGAGTGGGAGGGTGAAACATTAAGATTCAAAAGTAAGTTTAAGGCTAATGAGTTTATAGAAAAGAACTCACCTAAACCCCCAAAAACCTCTGCAAAAACAGATACTCAAATTGGGGACATTAGATCCGGTGGAAGTAGATTTGAGGGGCATAAAGCTACGTATGGGTATGAGAACGCAGACACTCAAGAAAAAAGCTACGAAGCTGAAGTCCCGTGGGCCGAGTCTAAGTATTATTTAGCCACAGTCAATAAGCTAAGAAGCTCTGGGTTTGACTTAATTAAAGATGAAAATGGGGTTGTGGTTGATGTTAGTGTCCCGAAAGAATTTTCATTTGACGAGAAAAAGGCCCAACTAAAAGGGTTAAAAGCCCGTCGCAGACAAGTCAATAATCTTGAGAGAAAAAAACTTAAAGACCTAACTGCCATTTCCAAGACCGATGACAGTGGCAACATTATTGGCCCTAAGAGGAAAATTAGTGAAGATGAGTGGAATAGAATCGCTAATGAGTATGAAGAAACCGCATCTACATTGGAGATGTTGGACCGCAGTATTACAACATACCAAGACAAGATTTCCAAAGGGGCCGATTGGTCGGGGGCAAGTGG